CAGTTGCAGGAATCGTACAAGACGCTTCTTGTGATTTTGTAACTTCAGGTTCAGTAACTTTATCTGAGGCAATCTTAGAACCAAAGGAACTACAAGTTAACTTACAATTATGTAAGCAAGAGAAGGAACTGATTTCTTTATGATTACTGGTGATAATACCCTTACATACAATGGAACATCAGTAAGAGGTATTGGTAAGATAAATGAAGACCTAACAAGAAATACAACATGGACTACTAACGTAGGAACTGGACCAAACGCGTTTGTGAATGGTGCATATGTTAGTGCTGATAGAATAGGTGTAAGTGGTCAATACTCCAGTTGGAATGGTGCTGCTAATACTGATAAATTCGTAGTATTGAATTATGATGGAACTCGTGACACATCATTTGCAAGAACTGCAACATTCAATGGTATCAGAGTGTATGTATCTATATTCATAGATAATAAGTGGATTGTTGCTGGTGATTTTACTACCTATGGTGGTGCAACTTACAATCGAATTCTAGCATTTAATACTGATGGTACTCTTAATACTACATTCAATACTAATATAGGTAGTGGATTTGGTGGAGGTGCTGTTTTTAACTTAGTTAAAAAATCAGATACTGAAATAATAGCAACAGGTGCATTTTCATCTTTGAATGGTGTAACTATGAATAGAATTGCAGTTATTAACACAGATGGAACAATTCCTACTAACGTATTCGGAACTGGATTTAATGGATTTAGTAGTGGTTATGTAGATGTAGATGCAAGTGGTAATTTATATGTTGCCGGTGCAGGACCATTTACTACCTATAACACAACCAATACTTCAAACAACATTATATCATTACTACCAAATGGTAGTGTAAATAATACGTTTGCAACAGGTTCTGGTATGCAAACCTCTACAAACACAACTGCAGAAGCAGGTGGATTGTTTATAAGATAAAATAATAAAATATGATATTAAAACTAATAACCAACGAAAGTAACTCTAATCAGTTTAACGTTTATTCAGAACCAAATAGAGATTTTATTGGAACATATGAAATCAATGTAGGTGAAGATTTACACATTCCATTGGATGAATATAATGGATTCAGAGTAGAATCAGTAGATTCAAATGTAGATTTTACACAATACTACTTTGAAAGTGGTAGTATTTAAAAAAGAAAATTAACCAATTTGGTGGAAAAATTACTACTATGTAATTTACCGCCGTTAAATGTATAAATAAACAATTATTATGAACGCAAAAAAAGTATTAAGTAGAATAGCTGAGTTCTTATCTTCACAAGAAGTTAATTTAACTTATGCTAAATTGAAAGATGGGACAGTAGTTGAATCTGCAACTTTTGATGTTGGTGAAGATTTGTTCGTTATTGGTGAAGATGGAAGTAAAACTCCAGCACCAAACGGAGAACATGAATTATCATTGAGAGATTCAGAAGGAAACGAAACTCTAATTAAAGTAATCTCTGAAGATGGTAAAATCGTTGAAAGAGAAAACGTTGAATTAGCTGATGCAGATGCTGAAACTATTGAGGCAGAACCAATTCCACAAGCGGATGGTGCTAAACCAGTTGAAGATATCCAAATGGCTGAAGAGACAGATTATGTAGATGGTAACCTACCTACAACAGGTGATGGTGTTCCTGCAGATATCGAGAAAGAAGGACCAGAAATCGAAATCGAATTAGGTAAGTTAGTTGAAAAACTACAATACAGAATCGATGAATTGGAAAAGAAATTCCAAAAGATGGAAGATGTTAAAGAAGAAGTAGTTGATAAAGAAGCTGACATCGAAGAAGAGATGGAAGAAGAACTACCTAAATTAGATGGTGCTCCAATCGAAGGTGGAACTAAATTATCAGCAAACAAAGTAAATTTCGGAAAGAAAGTAATGTCAGCACAAGAAAGTGTATTGGCAAAATTATACAAATAATTAAAAACAAAAGAATATGAAAAAAATTCAAAATTTCGCACAACCAACTATCACATCTACTTACGCAGGTGAGTTCGCAGGACAATACATCGCTGCAGCTTTATTATCTGCTAAGACGTTGGATAACAAATTGGTAACAATTCACCCTAACGTAAAATACAAAGAAGTTTTACAAAAGGTAGCAGTTGCAGGAATCGTACAAGACGCTTCTTGTGATTTTGTAACTTCAGGTTCAGTAACTTTATCTGAGGCAATCTTAGAACCAAAGGAACTACAAGTTAACTTACAATTATGTAAGCAAGAATTCGTAGATTCGTGGGAAGCTTTACAATTGGGTTATTCAGCATTTGATACAATCCCAGCTAACTTCAACGATTACTTAATCTCTTACGTAGCAGGACAAGTTGCTCAAGCAACTGAAATCTCAATCTGGCAAGGAACTGCTTCAAATGGTTCATTCTTAGGATTTGAATCATTGTTATCAGCTTCAATCGCAGCAGGTACAGGTGTAATCGCAGCAACTTCAGGTTCTACAATCATCTCTGGTTCAGTAACTTCAGCAAACGTAATTTCAGTATTGAATAACGTAGTTGATTCTATCCCAGACACAGTTTATGGTAAAGAAGACTTATTGTTATACGTTTCTACAAACGTTGCAAAAGCATACCAAACAGCATTAGGTGGTGGAGCAGTAGGTGCAAACGGATACAACAATCAATTGACAGTTGGTGAGAAACCATACAACTTCAATGGTATTGATATCGTAATGGTACCAGGAGCTTCTTCTAACACAATCGTAGCAGCACAAAAATCTAACTTACACTTCGGTACTGGTTTATTATCAGACCACAATGAAGTAAGAGTGCTAGATATGGCTAACATCGACGGCTCACAAAATTACAGAATTGTAATGAGATACACTGCAGGTGTTCAAATCGGTATCCCAAGTGACATCGTTTACTTCGGAGCATACTAATAAAAATTTATAAGGGAGGTGTAAAATCCTCCCTTTATTAAAAACAATAATTAAAACAGGAACAAGTATATGGCATGTAATATATCAACAGGCAGAAACGAAGTTTGTAAAGATTCAGTAGGTGGTTTACAAGGAGTTTACTTCATAAACTACGAAACAGGCTCTTTCACAAAGAACGTATCGGGTGAAGTCACTTCTTTAAGTGGTAGCACAGCGTATTACTACGAATTGAAAGGTAATACTTCAACATATACTGAAACTGTCAACACTTCTAGAGACAATGGTACTACATTCTTTAATCAAGAATTAGTAGTTGGATTGAAGAAGTTGACAAACGAAATGACTACAACTCTTAAAGTTTTAGCATATGGTAGACCACAAATCATCGTATGGACTATGAACGGAGATGCGTTATTAGTTGGAGAAAAAGAAGGTGCAGACCTTACAGCAGGAACTATCCAAACAGGTGGAGCAATGGGTGACTTATATGGTTATTCATTAACATTCACAGGACAAGAGAAATTACCAGCAGCATTTATTAGTGGTTCTACAACTTCTAATCCATTTGCAGGTTTAGGTGCTAACGCTCCAACAGTCGTTTACGGAACTAATTCGTAATTCAGTATAAAATACAATATTAAAAAAGACTCTCCATTCGGAGGGTCTTTTTTATTTTATAGAGTTTTGATACTTATATTAGAAACGCCGTTAAAGCTATATAAACACACTCTAATACATAGATAATGCTTACCTATTTCATATCTGGTAGTAACAACTACACACTTAGAACATCTCCAACAGCAAGTGGAGAGTTTACAATGTCATTGCAAGATATGACACGATTAACAAATACTACTGCATCCTTATCAGGTATTTCTTATGATGGATACGAAAGTATCTTAGAATTTACTGCAAGTATAGGTAATGCTGTAATTGGTGAAGAATATAGAGTATCTATCCTTAATAGTGGTAGTGATACTCCTATTTGGCATGGTAGTATAAACGTATTTGCACCACAAACCTTTATTAAAGATGAATACACCAATCAAATACCTCTTTCAGGTAGTGTATCGAATGCATCAACTAATGAATATATAATTTTACAATAATGGAAAATAAGAACCAACACTTTTCGGTTGTCAGTATGCAATCAAACCAAATACCACAAGTAATAGAAGATACTAAGACTAGATATCCCTTTGTACCTTTTGGTATTAACGGACATGATGATTTCTTTCAATCAGTATCTCTTGCACATACAACCTCTACAACTAATGCTGCTTGTATTGAAGGTATTGCCGATTTAATCTTCGGTAAAGGGATTTATTCTAAGGATGAAACAAAGAATACCATTATACAAAAGTTAATTCCTCAGGAAGAGACTAAACGTGTAGCATACGATTTAAAACTATTCGGTAATGGTGCATATCAAGTGTATTGGAATGATGACCATACTAAAGTAATTAAATTCTATCACGTACCAGTTCAAACACTTCGTGCTGAAAAGATTTATGATAATCCAAAGATTGAAAATTATTATTACTGCACTGATTGGTCAGACCAAAGAAAGATTAGAGATAAGAAAAAGATTCCAGCATTTGGAACATCGTTAGAGAAAATGGAAATCCTTTGGATTAAAAACTATTCTCCTAACTTATACTATTATGCTTTACCTGATTGGGTATCAGCATTACAATTTTCTTTCATTGAAGCAGAACTATCTAACCTTCACATTAACAACATAGAGACTGGTTTCTTACCAACTATTATGTTGAATATGAATAATGGTATTCCTGCACCGGAAGAAAGACAAACAACGGAAGACCTTTTGTATTCTAAGTTTACAGGAACTAACAATGCAGGTAAGTTCATTCTTACTTTCAACGATAGTCCAGAAACTAAACCAACCATTGATGTAATCCAACAAGATAACTTACATGAGAGATACAAATATGTTGCAGAGTATGCACAAGATAGAATCTTAGTTGCACATAGAGTAACATCACCTTTATTATTCGGTATTAGAACTGCAAGTAATGGGTTCTCATCTCAATCACAAGAGATGATGACTGCGTTCTCCATCTTACAAACAATGACAATTGGACCATTCCAAAATATAATTCTTAATCAAATCAACTATGCTTTGACAGAAGGTGGATGGGAGAATATGGATTTATACTTTGAACAAATAACTCCATTGGCTATTTTATCTCAACAAGCAGAAGAAACTGGTAAATCAGTTGCAGAAGTAGAAGATGAAACAAATGATGCTATGGAAAACCCAGCAGTAACTGAAGATGGTGTAACTGCAACAGATGAAAACGAAGATATCATTGAAAAAACTGAAATATTCCAACATGGATTAAATACAGCATTCTTCAATCAAAATTACGAAACATTTAAAGACTAATACAAATGGGATACGCACTTTTTATAAATAGAAACGATATAATCAAAAATTCTCCATTACAAGGAGCAATAGATGCTGATGCACTATTACCTTTTATGAGAACTGCACAGGACAAATACTTAAAGAATCTTTTAGGAACTGTCTTATTTGAATATCTACAAGCACAGATTATTGCAGGGACAGTTGATGATTTAAGTTTGTATTATCAAGATTTGTTAGATGACCATATCAAACCAACTCTTATATGGTATGCTTGTGTGGAATACATCCCATTCAGCAGTATCCAATTTAAATCTAATGGTTCGGTTAAGCAAACATCAGATGCATCTACTAAGTAATTTAAATTAGAACTATCATATGATTGATATCCTAAACTTCTTCCTTCCCAACTACCAATTTGTGGTTGGTAAATTGAACGATTTACATTGAAAGATTGACGATTAACCATATTAAAGTTAAACCAATCAAACTGTCCGAATCTATTTTTCCATTTAATTCTAACGTTAGGATACTTTTCATTACATACTATATCGTATCTAATAGGAGTTCCTAATGGAGTAGAACCATTATATGCTTGTATTGTGTACCAAAGGACTGTTGAATCTAAACCAATAGTTGCAGGTCCAATTGGGTATTGTTGAACTTGTTCGTTTGTATTTGTGCTACCACTTAGGATTACTTCACCAGTTGAACCTAAATTAGTTGTATAAACTACCTTTGTTGGTGTTGTTCCATCTGATGTTCCAACCCATACTCCCGAATAACCAGTATTGAAATCCATTGCAGATTGAGTTACCGGTCCACTAGTCATCAAAGGCCAATGTGGAGTTTTAGTATTTACAGGTTGTGCAATTGTTTCTGGAAAAAGGGAATATCCATCAATGTATTTCATTGTTGTACTACGAACCTTACTTCCTGTTATATAGGTACTACCACTAATCCATTCATCATATGCATCGATTGTAAAATAACCTACGTTAGATGGATTCTCCTGAACTAAATCTGTTAAAGTAGAGTTCAGTATCCTTGACACATCAAAAATCCCTACACCACTATTATTTGGGTATTTAACCATAGTATAATCAGGTACTGAACCTGATGCAGTTAAACTACCTGTCCAATAATACAAATCTATTGCGTATTGAAATCCAGCATTAAATCTAACAGATGCTGTTTCCTCTAAAGTAAAAGGAATAGGTGATTGGCTCATATTAACTAATGAACCCGATTGTATAATTGATACTGACATGTCTTATTAAATCTTTTATATCCTCTATTGTGGTTGCGTTGGTAATGATTACTTGTAATTTATCGTCTACATAAACATTTTTACAATCAAATATGCAAATAGTAACATTTGGTAATTTGTAGTAAAGTTCGTTGAATGTATCTTCTACAAACCCCAACTCAATTAGGGATTCGGGTGTTATTGGTGTTTTCATGCTTTCTTGATTGTAATTGTTAAATCTTCATCATCCTTAATCATAACCCGAAAGTCTACTGAGTTATTTATTAAGTTCTTTAATGCTTCCTTATTCGTTTTTGCCTGTGTAAGAAAGTGCATATTGCTGTTTGTAACAATAATGTACGAGTTAAGCGGTCTTTTCATAATCTTTCCTCCAATCGTTTTAATTTAACTTGTTCCCAACTAATCCAATCAGGGTATAATAGCTTCATTTGATTCAAAACGGTTTGCACATCGGCTATTTCTTCGTCTATGTTGTGTTGTTCTCCGTGACGTTCCTTAATCAATGCTTGTGTTAATTCTGCCATTTCCTCAATCATCTTATCCTTTTGATGTGACTGACCGAATTTCAGTATTACCCTATCATATATGTTCATATTACTTGATTTAAGTTGTTTAGGTGCGATTTAAGCCACGATATTGCTTTTGTGGTGTAATTGCTTATCTTTTCAATGATAATCTGTTTACGGGTCTTATTTGGCTTCGTAATACCTAATTCTTTTGCTAATCCGTGAACAAAATCAATATATCGGTCACAGGCACTCCACCCACCTTCGCAATAACTATCCAATATCAGCTTTTCGTGGTCTATATTCGGTATTTTAGGGAGTTCTCTCGCCACAGACAATAAATCTGATTTGTAGATTGGTTTTATTTCGTTGTGTAGCATGGTTTTCGTATATTAGTGTTTAGTATTAGTTCTTTGACTGTTTTGTAATCTAATTTAACGATGTATTCCTCGTTACCTGAACAGATAGACGTAAATGAGTGTTCATCTTCAAAATACGGCTTAATGTGATTGATTTGAAAGAATGTTATTGGTCGTTCCTCGCAATCTTCGATAGAGGGTCTTACACCTAAATCGTTTAATTGTGCTTGTCCGTCATTCCAATAAAGGCAGTTAAATTCTATTGGTGTCATTTTCAGTATTTATTTATCTTATTATACGCTTCTGTTATATCCTTATCTCCGATGTAAGCAAGTAACAACCCTGCTGCGGTTATATACTTCAACTCAGAGTTCTTAAACTTTTTCAGGGGGTTTAATTCGTTTAAAAGTTCTTGTTTTTTACCAATTCTTTCTTTAAGGTCGTTTGAATACTCGAATCTTACTAAATTGTTTTCTTTTTCCATTTTATTTTCAATTAAACGCTTGATTTGTTGTTGTAATTCAGGTAATTCATCGTGCATTTCCCATAGGTTACTTAGGTATAGCTTACTGAATTTAGTTTCTTTCATTTTATATTTTTATTAGCTTCAAAAATTACAGAAATGATTGTAATGATTAACATAGTCATTCCGTAACAAAACGATAATACAATCTTTCCTTCACGCTCCCATAGTGCAGAATTAAATGAACTGTAAATAAATGCGCCTATTGTATAGTAAAACAAGGCTATCGCTGTTAATATGATTAAGTATTTCATTTTATTATGTGTTTAAATACTGCAAATCCGTGTCTGTACTTACTTTTATTCTTATTCGAGATGTAGCATGGTCTTTTAGTACCTAACTTAGCATCCATGTAATCCTCTGTTTCAGCAAAGTTTATAAAGAACTCTTTGCCATTTAAAAACAACATAAGTTGTTTAGTGTAAGGATATGCCCTAATTAGGTCGCATACGTGTTGTTTGTTATCAATCTCAACTACCCACTTTTTCATCTTTAACCCTCTTATCAACACTTTCAGTTTTATTGCGTTCAATAAATTGGTCAAACAGCTTTTGTTGTGCAGGTCTATTCTCCCAATCTCCCTTATAGAATTTATGAGGATTAACCAAATAATCAGAACCAATAACCCTAACCAATAACTTACTATCACAGAATCCCTTAATAGCACTCCGTATAGTACCTGCACTTAAATTAAGTTCCTGAACCATCATAATCTTCGATGTACCGCTAAAATTGAATACACCGCTTCTATGGTCATAGTGAACTAACACATAAGCCCAAACCTTGCCTAAGTTTCCTAAACCCGACATGGTATCATATAAATCTTCATCGTTTAAATACATACTGACATAAATTGTTTTTTTAGCTTCATCTCTCCATTTGTGGTATTCGGCAAGTAATTCTCCATACTCATTAACAACAGAATCCTTACCCAAATACTTTCTTTTAGCTTTTCTCTTTGGTTTATCCACATGATTGTATAATAAATTGTACTACAAATATACAATATTCTAATAACTTGTACAATATTTTGTTATTATTTATACAAGAACTCAGCAACAGTTGTACAAGAACTCAGCAATTTACATCCAAATCCCAACAATCAAATCTCTGCAACTTATTGATAATCAAAGAAATCCTTACTTCTTTCCTATTATATTATTAAGGCAC